CGTGATGGAATACCACGATTGGACGCGCGACCAAGTTCTAGAGGGCATCCACGAGGCTCAGGAGGCTCTAAAACCTGCCCCCGTGGCTTCCCCCGATGTTACCGCCGTCGCCGTTCCCGAGCCTGTCGCCGCACCCGTGGCGTAGTTCCCTGCCGCTTTCGGAGGTACGTCCATGGCGTTCAAAGACTTGTGGCGGAAGCGTTCAGACCGACAGAACGACACCCCGCCCGTGCTGATGGAAATCAACCCCAAGGATAGGAAACAATCCGAGTCTCAGGGGTTCACTATCGACCCGTGGGAACTGACGCAAGCGCAAGCGCACATTGAGCAAATGTCAACGCATTCGCCCTACAGCGCCCACGTCTTGCGGTCCATGGCTGAAACGCCGTGGATTTCCCTGTTCAAACGGTACTACTGCGACCGCATGGCCGTTTTCGCGCGCCCCCGCCGTGGTCGATTCGGGCAGGGTTTCCGCGTTGCCATGCGCGACGAGGAAGGAACGCCGACGAATGCAGACAAGAAGGAATCCAAGCGAATCGAGCGCCTGCTACTCGACTGCGGCGAATTCCGGAACGATGACGTTGACCCGTTTGTGCGGGATAACTTCGAGACATTCACGCGCAAACTCGTTGCGGATTCGTTCGTTTTCGACGCGATGGTATTCGAGACTATGCCCGACCGCACAGGTAAGCCTGCCTGTTGGGAAGCCCGCGATGCGTCCACGATTTACCGCGTGCGTCCGAGGCAGGCATACAGCGTTTATCAGCCTGGGGATGCCGCCTTTGTGCAGCGCGTCAACATGCAAAATGTCGCGTGGTTCTCCCCGGACCAACTGGCGTTTGCGGTACAGTACCCGTCTACGGACATTCGGAGCGCGGGATACGGTCGCCCGGTGCTAGTGGAACTGCTGACGATTCTGACAAACATTATGTCGGCATACGTCTACAATCAGAACATTTTCAAGCAAGGTGGCCCGCCCGGAATGCTCGCGTTGCTTGGCGACATGCCGCAAGAGAAGTTTCAGGAATTCATGCGCGGCGTGCGATACCTGCTAACGGGCGTCAAGAACGCGCACAGGCTCCCCGGTGTGAACATGCAGGGGGCGGGCGCGGATGCCAAGTGGATTCCGTTTACCGGGTATACCAATCAAGACATGCAGTTTGGCGAATGGGTCTGGACTAACTTCCTATTGCTATGCTCGCTTTGCGGCGTGGCGCCAGAGGAAGTCGGATTCTATGCGGGTCAGCATGGCGTTTCGTCGTCTATGTCTCAGGGCGGGATTGACGATAAGGTCGCTACGGGACAAGCGAAGGGTATCGCGCCCAAGGCGTATCTACTTGAAGCCGCGTTGAACAAGTGGATTGTCCATCGCATCAATCCGGACTTCGAGTATCGCGTTTGTGGGTTGGAAGGTCGTTCCGAAAAGGACCAAGCGGAACTAGACGAGATTCGCGCGCGCACCAAGGTGACGGTAAACGAATTGAGGGCAGAGGACGATATGGAGCCTATCGAGGGCGGGGATATCATTCTTTCCTCGGTGTATCAGGCGATGCAGACTGCGGCGGCGGGTCAAGGTAGTGATACCGGCGACGGTTCCGGGAAGCCCGCCACAGACCCAACGATGGATTGGGGGGATGATGGTACCCCTACGGACGCAGAAGCGCCCACAACGGCCAAGGATGACACCACGGAGGCACAACCGGAAGCGGTCAAGAGTTTGCGGGGCGAAACGCTGGTTTTTGAATTCTAGGGGGAGCCATGGCGATTCGATTGACGCCCGAAGAACTAGCCGTGTGCGGGGAGATGCGTAAGGCCCGCCAAATCGTCACGGGGAAGAAAGGGGGGACTTACGTCGCCGGGTCCGAGCGGCAAATTATCAACAAAGACGGCGTTAGGGAGACGATTAGGGAATATGTCAAACCCGGCGCTGGCGGCAGTAGCCAAACCTCTGCTGGGGATGCCCCGAGGATTCCGCGAGTCGTTGCAAAGCCCGAATCTCCCACGCGACGGGATCCGAGGCTCCCCGAGGCTGGAACCCCCATCACGAAGGACGTTGACGGTAAGAAGGTTTCGGCCGTCGAATCTGCGGATGGTTCGTTTCGAGTGTCGGTTGACGGGAAGGAGTCTGGAACCGGGCGGACGCTGACTCAAGCGGTTTCGCGCGCTACTGGTAAGCCGGTATCTGTTAGCGATATGGTCGGGGCTCCCGCGGGTGAGGGTGTCACGGTCCACGGTGTCAAAATCCCCCCGGGCTATCGGGTAATCTGGCAGTCCGAATCGCCCAACGGGAACGCGAGGGGGCTGCTCGCAAAAGTCAAGGACAGCAAGGACCGCACCAAGCCTATTTATACGGCCGAACACGATAGAATTGCGGCGGAAAAGAAGTTTAAGCGGACCTTGACTCTATTGCGCGATTTTGCTAAAATCCAGGAAGGAATTAGGGCGGGGATGGGCTCGCAAAAGGACGGCGACCGGCAACGATTTGAAGCTTTGGCGCTCGTCGTTGACACGGGGATGCGGCCGGGGTCGGACAATGACACGAAGGCGAGCGTGAAGGCTTACGGGGCAACGACGCTGCAAGCGCGGCACGTCAAGTTTGAGGGGGATTCGGCGGTGTTCGACTTCATCGGCAAGAACGCTCATCGTAACGAATTTCGGACGGACGACCCAGCTATTGTGGCTGCGCTAAAAGCTCGCGTTGCCGCCGCGGGTGGTCCCGACGTGCCTTTGTGGCCACTAGCGACCCGGGCTAACGTTCTCGCCGCGGTCAAGTCGGTTAGCCCGCCCGGGACGAGTTACAAGACGAAGGATTTTCGGACGGCGAAGGGAACCATTACGGCAACCCGCATGGTAGAGACTGCCCCGCCGCCAAAGCCGCCAACGACGGAGGCCGAATTGGCGAAGGCGAAAAAGTACGTCGCTGGCCGTGTCGCAACAGCACTATCAAACACGGCGGCGATTTGCCTGAAGGCTTACATCGCTCCATTCGCTTGGGGTTCGTGGGAAAAGGGGGTTGCGGTATGAGTTTTGCTGACGATTGCGCGTGGATGAAAAAGCACCTTTGCGAAAAGTACGGCGTTGACGACTTGGCGGACGTGATGGTTGTCCGTGATGGTGAGGCCGTGCCGATGGTCCCCGACGTATCACCCGCGGACGCCTCGGAGGACGACGGGCACGACCCGGACGACGATTTTGGTCCTGACCCGGACGATACTCCGGAAGCGGTCAAGTCCATTCGGCTTCCTGCCGCGCTAGTCGAGGAATTCCGGAAGGCCCGCCAAGTCACGACCGGCAAGAAGGGCGGCACCTACGTTGCGGGGAGCGAGCGGCAGATTGTGGACAAGGAAGGGCACAAAAAGACTGTGCGCCAGTACGTCAAACCCGGCGCTACTGCTGACACGGGCGACGGGGAAGCCAAACCCAAGGACGAACCCGAGGCTTACCGGCGATGGGCTGAACACGTCCGGAAGCGTGGTGAGCGGGATAAGCGTCTGCCCGCCAAGGGCACGGAGATTACCCGTCACTACCAGGGGAAGGAAGTCAAGGTTACGGAAGGCGATGATGGTCGCTTCACGGTCCACATTGACGGCAAGGAAGCCGGAAGCGGTCGCAGTCTGACGGGCGCGCTTTCGACCGCGATGGGCAAGGGTATCAGCGGTTACTCGTTCCTGCGTCTTGGCGGGGCTCACGAAGCGGCATCGGGCGGGCACGATTGGGCAGGTATCAAGGGCGCGCGTGCCAAGGTCGCAGAGGCGGCGGGCAAGGCTCACAAGGGCGCGAAGGTTATCACGGAACACCTTAAGAGCGGCAACGTGCGGGCTCACTCCTACGTTGACGGCTCGCACTTCATTACCGACGCGGACGGACAGGGTAACGTTACGGGAGAATGGAAGGAAACGGATGGCAAGTGGAAAAAGGTTGACAACGCTTCGCCGTCTGCTAAAGTGAAGCCGTCTGAGGGGACGGGGAAGAAGAACATGAGGAACTTCAACGATCAGGTTCACGAGAAGGGCGCCGCGTTGATCGATGCCGCACGTGCGAAACTTCGGGAGGCTGGCGCCGCCTATTCGGCGGTTGCGAGTCGGACCAGAAGCGGCGCGATGACTTTGCGGCCGAGGGCGAAGGAGAAGGGTGCCCCACTCACCCCCGCTCAAACCGAGGCGCTGCGGGCTATCGGGAAGGGGGAGGGGAAGGGGAAGGGTACCCCCAAAGCAAGCGCCACGCTTGAGGGTTCGGAAAAGCAAGTCACGTGGGCAACCTCGATTCGTTCGGGAATGATGACGATGCTCGCGGAACACATTAACCGAGCCAATCAAGATGTCGCCATGGGCATGACGAACGCCAGCGCGACTCGCGATAAATTGGTGGTGCTGCGTGAAGCAATCCCGTCGGTTACAAGTGCAAAGTGGTTTATCGACAACCGAGATAAAGATTACGCCAGCATGGCCACCCCCTCCACAGACAAACCCAAGGTCTAGAGCCTCCCCGAGTAAGCCCCGCAACGATTTTAGCCCACCGCAAAATAAATTGTTGACACCACAGACAGGGAGAGTAGAATCGTTCTCAGGTTGACGGTGGTCGTTGACCGGGTTAAAACAAGGGGTGGGGAATGGTCAAGCGCATCGTGGTTACGGTCCTGGACGGAAACATCGGAATCGAGAACGCCATCGACCGCGAAAAGGTTGCGGTCAACTTCGTGGACATGCTGCGTTGCGCACTGGAATCGACATACGAAGGCGCCGAAGTGACTGTGAACCTACAGCGCAACACCAGCGGCTCCGGTCCCGCGCCCATCGTGGAATGCGACGAGGGCGACGACGCGAACGCCGTGGCCGAATTCGTCAAATTGGCGGAAGATGAGGTTCTGGAAATGGCTTTCGACGTGTTGGATTGACGTTCCGACCCCTACCCCTCCGCTGGTGCGACGGCGGCGGGAGTAGGCGCCGGAATGGATTAGCCCCCCGCAAATAACGCTTGACGGCGCGGGATAGGGCGGTATAATGGCGGAAATTTGGAGGCTCCGATGCTGACGAAAGCGGAACGTGACGATGCGATGCGGGTGGACAACGAACGGCTGCGGGGGGATGTGGACAGTCTCGGTGCGAACAACCGGGCGCTGCACTCTGATTGGCAGATTGCGATGGAGGAGACCGGCGTGTTGCGCGCCTCCCTCGCCGCCGTCCGCGCCGCGATGAAGGGGGAGTAGATGGAAGCCGTGAACCACCCCAGCCACTACAACGCGGGCGGAATCGAGTGCATCGACGCCATTGCAGCGGCTACGGTAGGATTGACGGGTGAGGATGCATTCTGTACGGGATGCTCTGTCAAGTACCTATTTCGCTGGAAACGTAAAGGCGGCGTCGAGGACTTGCGTAAGGCGGTCTGGTACATCAATCGGATGGTTGCTCGGATTGAATCCAAGGGGGAATGAATGGAAGCGTTGACGTTCACGGGTTCTGCCACGTCCTGCAAGGTATTCACCGGGCACATTGAAGCCACGGCGGAAGCGCAGATTGCCGCGTTCCTTGACTGCCCCGCGTTCGCCGGTTGTCAGATTCGCATCATGCCCGATGTTCACGCGGGGGCGGGTGCCGTGATTGGCTTTACCTCGCCGGTCGGCCCCGGCGTCTGTCCGAATGTAATCGGTGTCGATATTGGGTGCGGGGTAATGGCCGTCCGCTTGGGTAGCGGGGGTGCGGACTTCCCCTCGCTTGACGCCTTTATCCGGCGCCTTATCCCGTCCGGTTTCAGCGTCCGTCAAACCGCCATCCCTCGGGAGATTCTTGACGAGGAATGCGGGGAAGGGTTTGCGGACAGCATCGAAGCCCTAGCCGTCAAGGTCGGGTGCGAACCGGGAAAGGTACTCCGCGCGGTCGGCTCCCTTGGCGGGGGTAATCACTTCATTGAGGTTGACCAAGACCGAGACGGCGACCTATGGCTAACCCTGCATTCTGGTTCCCGCAACTTCGGCTTGCGCGTAGCAACCTATCACCAGAAGATTGCGGAATCCATCATGGGCAAGTGTGGCGGGTTGGCTTGGCTTGAATGCGACAACGCTCTTGCATACCTTTCGGATATGCGAATTGCTCAACGCTATGCGGGCATCAACCGGCTAACCATGGCGCGCGAGATTGTGGGTGGGTTCTTTGGTTTTGACCTTGGCGCGTTGCGGGTCGTGGAGTCTGTCCACAACTTCATTGGCGCGGACGATATCATCCGTAAGGGCGCTATCTCTGCTCGGTGTGGCGAACCCGTGGTGATTCCCTGGAACATGCGGGACGGACTGATTCTTGGGGAAGGGTTGGGCGCGGCAGACTGGAACTATAGCGCGCCGCACGGTGCCGGCCGCCGCATGGGTCGCAAGGAAGCGCACCGGACGCTTTCTGTGGACGTTTTTACAGCCGCGATGGCCGACGCTGGCGTGTGGTCCTCTTGCGTTGGCAAGGACACGCTAGACGAGGCTCCGGAAGCCTACAAGCCCTATTCCGAGATTGAGGCTTGGCTAGGGGAAACCGTGCGAATCACGAATCGGCTGTTTCCGGTTTACAATTTCAAGGCGAGCGAGGAAAGAGTTTGAAAGTAATCATCGCCGGTTCGCGCGAAGTGACCGAACCTGACGGAATTGGGCTTGTGATACTAGCCATGAGTAAATGCGGATGGAACGCCACTGAGGTACTATCCGGCGGCTGTCGCGGCATTGACCGCTCGGGGGAAGCGTGGGCGCGTCACAACGGAATTCCATTCACGCGCTACTATGCCGAATGGTCGCGTTGGGGCAAGGGCGCCGGGCCGATTCGCAACGGGCTGATGGCCGACGATGCCGATGCGCTAGTCGCAATTTGGGACGGCGAGAGTAGGGGAACCAAGAACATGATTGACACAATGCGGGCGCGCGGGAAGCCGGTCCATGTGCAGGAATGCTTGCGGTATCTCCCCGCCCCTTGCGCACAGGGCGAGAATGTGGGATAATTGACCCGTGGCAAAATCCAAATCCGGTCCTCCAATCCATCCCCATGGCGCCGTCGTGAGGCTCCGTTACAAGGATGGTGACACTGAGGTGGGGCGCCTAATGTTCCCGTATCACAACAGGGTAGGCATAGTTTCTCGGGAGCCTTACGGACCTGGGAAACTGAATCATCTAGTGATTCTCTCGGGTGACGCTCGCAAGGTGAACGTGCCCGCGGGCAATCTCAAAAGGGTTTGATGGGAGGAATTGTGGCGTTTGAAAGCGTGTTGAAACTAGCGAACACGGACCCGAATTTTAGTATCGTTGTCCCCGGACCATGTAACGCGAAGTGCCAATTTTGTTTCTGGCGTGAGTCCGATTCGGAATTGACTAAGGCTCAGTATCTAGCGGTTCTTTCCCAGGCGCTCCAATGGCTCCCCAGGACGTTTCAGCAATGCAGTATCACCGGAGGCGAGCCGACCGCTAGTCCGTATCTGGCGGATATTCTACCTCTCGTTGCAGCGCGCTTCCCGAAGGTGGTATTGTCGTCCAACGGCTTCGACGTTCAAGACTGGATGTTTCAACACATTAACCATCTAAACCTTTCTCGTCACCATTGGATTGACGCCAACAACCGCGCGCGCTTTGGTGTGCTGTCTATTCCTGATGCCAGCACCCTATCCGATATTTGCGCGAGGGCTAATCAGCGCGGGGTAGACGTAACCCTTAACTGCGTTATTCCTTCGGACTTTAACGACCTTTACTTTGTACAGGCGTACATCGAGTTTGCCAAGTGTGTCGGCGCGAACGCTGTATGTTTCCGCAAGGAGCATGGCGACCTTACCGACATCCCGGTTGAAGCAAGCATCCCCAACAAAGTCATTCAGTGCGGCGAATGTCCCGTGTGTCGGTCTAAGGTTCGATTGATGAGGGGGATGCGTGTTTCATGGCGCTACAGTGTGATTGAGCCCAGCGAAGTAGTGACGGATATCTATGAACTGGCCTTTCAGCCTGACGGGCGTTTGACCGCGGATTGGGCGGGCAACAGTAATGTTGTGCGGTTTGAGGCGCCGCCCGAACCCAGAGTCATTAGTCAACACAGCCCCACGGTTAGAAAGCCAACCCCCGAGGAACTTAACCAACTCAGCGGCAGGCACTTCGGGCGCTGCTAGAAGGGTTTGATGGGAGGTGCCGTGTGGATGAGCGCGAATCGTGGTGGCTTTACTGGTTATTCGCCGTGGTTCTTATGGGTAGCCTTGTCTACTTCCTGATTGACACCAATAAGGTTCGCCCAATTACCCCTGATACTTCCAGGATTCAATGCGTGGTATCCGGGACTCGCGTTGATTGCCGATGGTCTGGGGAATTGCAGGTTGACTGCAACGACCCCACCCCTACCCCCAAGTAGACTTCTACTGCACGGTATATTTTCACCGTCCGGCGAAACCTGACCGCAGACTGAAACCCGCATATCCCGAATTCTACCAGCATAGAAAGCCTTGATAGCACCTAAATAGTCCCTCATTCTCGCCTTGACGCTGCGACCCATATCGGGTTTGCGGAGGTTAACGCGATGGCCGATTTGGGCAACTTCAATATCTTCCTGCCGATGGTTATGTCCAAGGCGGGCGCCGAACCTGCCAAGGATGGGAAGTTCTTTATCCACGGTATCGCGACCACGCCTAGCAAGGATTTGCAGGGCGACGTAATGAACCTAGACGGTCTGGACTGGTCCTATTTCGAGAAGCATGGTTGGTTTGACGACGACCACGATTCTACCGTCGAAGGCGGACTAGGGCGACCGACTGCGGTTAGGCCAAAGGTCCGCATTCGCGACGTGTTCCCCACGGCTAACGTGTCTGCTGATAAGGTCGGCGCGTATGTCAAGGGGTATATCTACGACACCGACAAGACCAAGCCTATTCAAGACTTGCTCAATGCGATGCAGAAGGCTGGCGACCCTGACGGCATCGGGCTATCGGTTCGCGGTCCCATTGAACTGCGCACGGGTCCGAACAAGGAGATTATCGCGAAGGGCATCGTTCGCTCTGTCGCCATTACTCGCCAGCCCGTTAATACCGACACGCTGCTACAGGCATTCTCTAAGAGCTTGTCTGACGCGACCAAGAGCCTATCCGCAGAGGGAATCCTGCCCGGCACCACGGGCAATGACACCGGGGCGCCGTTGCTCCGGCGGGATATCCAAGGGAGTACCAACAGGAGCAAAAAGATGAAGAAGGCAAAGGATTTCCTTGCCGCGCTAGACGACGACAAGGCGGCGGAAGTCGCCAAGGCGCTCGGCTACGACCCCACCGATGGGGAGAGGAATGAGGACGACGAGCGGGACGACATGGAAAAGTCGCTGACTCGCGCCGACCAGATGATTAAGTCCCTCGGTGCCGTGTCTGAGCATATCCGCGAAGGCGGCGCCGTTGAACTGGTGGCGGCCGATGCCCCCGCGAATACGCTGCTTGCCATCGAGAAGGCGACCGAGGCGCTTGGTGAAATGTCTAAGTCGCTTTTGTCGCAGTCTGACGCCGTTGTCGCGCTTGGCGAATTCAGCAAGGCGCTGCACAAGGAATTGACGGACCTACGCGCCGCGCAGACTGCCCAGGCGACTGTGCAGGAAACGCAGTATGCGGAAATGGTCAAGGCGCTCAAGATTCCCGCCATGCCGAAGGGCGTTGCCGCTACCGGCGACGTTATCGAGCGCACCGATGCGCCGCGCGAAATGGGCGATATCGTTCCGCTAGCGACTGTGCATGACGAGTGCATGAAGTCCCTCAAGGTGGCCAAGGATAAGGGCGACATGGGCAAGGTGGAGCGCATCAAGGCGTTCCATGGCGTTGCGCATATTCCCGGCCGTAAGCCTGTGACGAAGGCCGAACTAGATGAGGTTCTCCGCTAGGCGCGCTGCCAAGCGGTATAAAGGAGGTTCCCATGGATACTAATCTTCCGATGTTCACTGGTTTTGGCGGCGCGAATGACATCGCCGCGCTGGACGAGATGAAGAAGGCGCTAGAGTCGGGCTATACGGTCCCGAATCTGACGAACGCCGGGACGGGCGGCGCCCTGCTACGGCAGGATATCAGCCCCGACCTAATCATGCAGACCGAGATGGCTGAGGACGTGAAGTTCTGGAAGAGCATTTACAAGCCCGACCAGAAGGTTACGAATCCCGTGTTTGAATACAGCCGTCAGAATAGCGTTGGTCCGCGTGGCCCGCTGTCGTTCTGGAATGCGGACGGCGTTCTGGGTGGCGAGGCCGACAGCGAGATTGAACGCCTGTATGAGAAGTGCAAGTTCCTGAGCCAGTTCCGCAACGTGAACATCAGTATGAGCAACCTGCCCGTCCTGGGGCCGTCGCCGGATGCCGTGGCGAAGGTCACTGAGGATGCGACCCTACACATGCTGACCCTGATCGAAATGGCGCTATTCGATGGCGACGACTCGATTGATGCCGACTGCATCAACGGACTGAAGCGCGCCGCTGCCGACGCTGGCACGGTTATCGACCGTCGCGGTCTGGACGTGACTCCTGAGCAGATTGCGCAGGAAGCCGTCAAGATGCGCGAGGGGACCAGTTTCGGCCGCCCGAATCAGATTTGGACTTCGTTCAGCGGTCAGAATCGCCTCGGTATCCAGATTGGCGACTCGATTCGGCGTTCGCTGAATGTCGGCCAGTCCGTTGGCGACGGCTATGACGCTACTTCCGGCGTGTCGAACGTGCTGACTACCAATGTCGGCAAGTTGGCTATCGAGGGCAGTATCTTCCTGGCTCCCGAGCGGAAGAAGTTGATTTCCACAACCGCCGTGGGCAAGAATCCCCCGGCTACCCCGTCCGCCACGTTCGTTGCGGCTGGTGCCGGCGGCCTAACCTCCCTGTTCACCGCTGCCGACGCGGGCGATTACAAGTATGCCGTCGCCGCGGTTGGCAAGGGGTGCGCGTCGTTCGTGGCTTCCTCGGCTGTTACTGTCGCCGCTGGGGACAAGGTCACGATTACGATTGCCGCGCCGAGTTCCGCGGATACCAAGTTCTATGCTCTGTACCGGTCCGAGAAGGACAGTGCGGACATGTACTTTATCACCGCGAAGAAGCAGACCTATAGCGGTGATTCGTTGGCGAATACCGTTATCGTGGACCTGAATGGTGACCTGCCGAACACGGCCGATACCTATGTCCTGGAGAATTCGCCGCGCACGATGCGTTGGCGCGAGTTGATGGGCTTCAGCCGCATTCAACTGCCGATTCCCGCCGGCACCTTGCAGTATTCCTATGCGTTCTGCTCGTTTGGTGGCTTCATCGTCACCAAGCCGCGCTGCGTGGTCCGGTTCAAGAACTGCCGTTCTTACGCGGCCTAGTGCTGATTCTGGCGCCCCGGTCGGACTCGCGAGGGTTTGACCGGGGCGCCGCATTCGGGAGGCTCTAATGCCCGTTTTGAGCGCACGACACAGGGACAAGCCGCTGATGGTTTTGGCGCATCAGTGTTGGGTTGATTCGGATGGCTACGTCCTTGACCTATCGGACGAGGAACTAGAGCATTTGCTACGGGTGCCGGGGTATACGTTTGTTCCTGAGTCGGTTGCGGTTGTGGAGCCTGCCCCCGCTCCCGAGGCTACCGAGGATTCGGAGCCCGTGGCGGAACCGGAGCCCGAGCAAGAGGATGCCCCCGAACCCATCAAGGCGGCTACGCTTACCCCTCCGGTTGCCGTAACCAAACGACCCTACAACAAGAAGAAGGGGCGATAGATGAACATTCTCAATCGTGCCGTTCGCCTCTATTTCACGATGCAGCATTCGGCGCAGGCGTACTTTGACCGCGCGCTGGCGATTGCTCATGTTTCGGTCGCGCTACCCGTCCACTACCCCCACGGCTGTACGATTGGTCCGCTGACGGCTAATGACCCCGTGCCGAATACCACCGAACCCGCCGCCGCGCGAGTGATTCTAGGCTCCCCGACGAATAGCGCGTCGGTGTCTCACATCGCCATTTGGCCCGCGACGATTACCGCCGCTTGTGTCATTGACGTATGGGTGCGCAGCGAGATTAGCAAGCCTGGAAGCGACCCGGCTACCCCGCTTTGGGTCCGCGTCAAGTCTATTTCTTTCGCTAATAACGCGACGGACGTAGAGGTTCAGGTTCCCGTGGGATTCCGCGATTCGTTCGTTCAAGTCGTTTCCGGCGCTGGCGTTGGTACCCCCGTGACTCTTGCGGTTGCAGCCTGCTAAACGGGGTTGCCCGTGGACCCCCGAATGGTTGCGTAAAGTCTACCTGACAGGGATGGACCTAACCGACGACCAAGCGATTGACTACCCCTCGGAAATAGTTTCTTTCGCGATGGATGACGCAGAAGCCTGGATTGGCACGATGCTTGACATTCAGGTTCCCGAGATTGCCATCGTTGGCGAGCGTCACGATTTCAGCGACCCGCAGGCCGGGTGGAATACGTTTCTTAAGGTCCGCAAGACTCCGGTAAAGTCGATTCAGGATATCAAGTTCTACGTTGGGCAAACGCCTATCCTGCAAGTCCCGGATGAATGGCCCTTGCAGGTAATCAACGGACAGATTCAGATTGTACCGTCTGCCGGTACTTCTGCGCGCTACCCGTTGCAGGCTATGTCGTTCTTTCAGAATGCGTACCTGTCGGCGTACTCCAACAATATCCCCGGACTGTACTCAATTTCCTATACGGCGGGATTCAACATCCACGGGACGCCGGATACCTACAGCGTTGCGATTGCGGGCGCGTCTAACGCTTGGACCCCCGCCGCCGACACCTACCCGAATGGCGCCTTGACCATCACGCTAGCATCTGCGCAGGCGGCAGACAAGACTTTCACCGTCAAGGGTTTCCGCAAGGTCGATGGCAAGCCTTTGGACGGCGTTAAGCGGGGCGCAAAGGTCGCGGCGAACCTTCCCGAGACTATCGTAATCCCCGCGGGCCAAACGACCGTCACGACCGACAATGAATGGTCAAATATCCTGCGGGTTGAGTTCTCCGGAGTTACCGGAAACGTCACGTTCAGCGGCGCAAGCGTTGACCCGTCCGTGATTGACTGCCCGCGCGACGTTCTAGGTTTGATGGGCATGTATGCCTCGCGCTACCTGCTGAACATCGCAGGCGACCTAATCGCGGGCGCCGGTATCGCAAACAAGAGCATTTCGTTTAACGGCGTGTCGCAGTCCATCGGGACGACTTCTAGCCCCGAGAACTCGGGATTTAGCGCCAGAATTAAGCAATACGAGTCTCAAATCAAGCAAATCCTGCCGATGCTTCGACGCAAGTACCAAGGCGCCATGATTGGAGTCGCATAGATGGCCGGAATCAATGACTACGGCTGGCTCCCTATCGACTGGCCGGAGAAACTTACCCCCAACGCCCCGGTGAAAAGCGAGGAAGTAGACCGCGCTATCTGGCAGTATGCGGGGCGCTTCCTGTGGGAATCCGCCACGCAATGCCCGTGCCTGCGTGCTGACGGCGAGAATGCTCCGCGCGTTGACTGCCCCGTGTGCCATGGCAAGGGATGGGATTACCACCATTTGCAGGTTGTGCGCGGCGTGGCAGCGGGCGCGACTCGCAAGTACGACCCGTTTGAGAAATTCGGGGAGGTTGACCAGGGGCAGGTTACATTGACCATCCGGGGCGAGCATTGCCCGGCGAACATGGACCGGCTAACGATGCTTGACTCTCGGATGCCTATGTCCCGGCTGTTGACGCGGGCGGGCGCTCGGTATGAGGACGTTCCCTATCTGCCCTACCCGATTGCCCCCAAGGACGTGAACCTTGCGGATGGGTCTGTGGCGACAATTGACGTTCAGTATATCCGAACGGTCGATAGCGGCGGACTGCCCACGGCTCCCCTTGTACGCGGCACAGACTTTGACGTTGTGTTTACCGTTACCGGCTATGACAGCGACGGCGTTGGAAAAATTGATTGGGCGAAGGGCGATGCGCTCGGGACCGCTCCCGGTATCGGCAAGCCCTACTCGATTCTCTATCAGTGTCGCCCTGTGTATCGCGTCACGTCTTACGGCCATGCGGTACGAGATACCCGTAGCAATTTCAAGAGCGTGGACGAATACAATCAGATTCTCCCCGTGCAGGTTCAATGTCAATTGGAAGTCCTATGCTCGGGGGTTAGCGCATGAAGCCGCTAGACCTATCAGACCGGGCGGGACTGTTGCGCGCTTTCGGGGTTGACCCTGTAAGCCTCGCGTTGAAGTTTGCCGCGACCGTGCAGGGTGTCCGCACGAATTGGCTAAGTATCGCCAAGAATGAATTGAAGTCGTCCGAAGGTGCCTATACGGGCGCGATTCAGGCGGAAACGTACAAGTTACAAGGCCCGTTTATGATTGGGTATATTGCCCTTGTCGGCAGTTTCCCCAACATGGTCGAATGGGGACATGCACCCTGGGATTTGCGGGATACGCTGCTGAAGTCCAGCAAGACCAAGGTAAGCAAGACTATTTACAGCAAGAGCGGCAAGGTCATCAAGGAAGGCGGGCACCGCTACCTATCCATTCCCTTCCGCCAAATGATGCCCGGTGCCACGGGTCGCAACGCCTCTGTGATTGGCGAGCCTTACCGCAAGCAAGGTGGTCCGATGTCCGAGTTGATGGCGACTTCGATTGCCCTGAATGTTGCCAAGGCTGCCAGGGCGATGAAGCCAACTATCGTCCGCGGCAATTTCATGGGCAAACCAACCGACATGAGAATGAACGCGGGAGGGTCGCGTGCCCTAGACGCGGAAGCCTTGGGTGTGCCGAAATTGAGGGACCGCCATGTGACAAACCTATACCAAGGTATGACCAAGACAACCGACGCGACCGGCAAGAAGCCTCAAAACACCTATGGAACATTCCGCATGATTTCGGACAACCCTAATTCTATGCGGTCGGATACCGGCGGACCTAACTGGACCCATCCCGGTTTCCAGGCTCGCGGACTGATGGGTAAGGCTGCTGACACAGTCTCCGATTTGGCGGCTGCAATTTGGAGGACGTAGATAATGCTACCCGGAGCCGATAAAGCCGTCCTAGGGGTGCTGCAAGCGTTCAAGGCGTTACTTCTGACGGATGATGCGACTTGGCTTACATTGCTGGATGGGCATTCGCCCGCAGAGATTACCGCCTATCGGAATGACTTTCGCTCGCACCCCCCGACTCCCAAGTTGGGATACCCGCGTTCTACCGACCCCTGGCCGGTTTGGTGCGTCGTGCTGTTGGGCGAAACTCTAGACGCAGACTTGACCGCCGCTAGCGTTGGCGAATACAAGGATTCTAACGGGGTTATGCGAGAGGTTCTAGGTTTCGTACTCTCGCAGAAAATCGGCGTTTTCGTCTATGCCGACAACCCGGATACCTGCCGCACGAATACGCTGCTTGTGAAGGCTGCGATTCTTGGCGGGCGTGATGCCATCCAGTCCGCGGGATTGGAAGGCGCTTTGTATGCCGGTTGCGAGGATTTGGCACCGGATACGCGGTATCTGCCCGAACACCTATGGGCGCGCGGGCAGTATTGGGAGATTCCCGGAATGCAGACCACGGCTGTCTCGATGCCTTCGGATTCGGTTGGTGCGCCGATTGAAGTGGGCATTGAAGGCGAAGTCTTGGATGACGACGGGAATACCGGATTGATGGTTCCTGCGACGGACCCTAATTGGTAAGGGCGAAAAGCCCCGGGAGGTAACAATGCCCGATTTTCTGTTGGTGAATGGACAGGCGCGATATACGCCGGGCGCCCCTTCCGAGGTGGACGCTAGCAAGGTTTCCGGTCCTTCCGCTGTTGCGCGTGGCGTTGGTGCGTTGGTTTACGAGGCGGACCGCGGCGGGGAACCGTATGTGGCTCGCGTTGTCGAGAATGCGGTTGACTTGGCTTCCATCCTGCCCGCTCGGGAAGCGGCTTTGGTGGGCAAGTTCGCCTTTGCCCCGAGTACAGACCCCAAGGTGCCGGACGGGTTTGCCAAACTGGTTTTGGTTCGCGCTAATCCCGCTACCCAGGCTTCGGGCGAACTGTCTAATTCTGCGGCTGTTGCCGCTACCGCCAAGGCTGCGGATTGGGGACTGTACGGCAATGACCTGACTGTGCAGGTTGAGGCGGGTACGGGGAGCATTGGAAAGAAGTTCACCGCGCAACTGCTGACTGACGATGCGCAGGTTGTGGATAACGCGGGCGTACTGTCCGCCTATCTAGCGAAGTACGTTGCTCCCGCCGGCACCCCCCCCTCGGGTGTCGTCCTGACCGCCCTAACCCTGTCCACCATGCCGAATGCGGCTAACGGGGCGATTGCGACCGCGATTGACTTCACCCTTACCGTTACGGGCGGGACCGCCTCTTTCAATCCGTCGTCTTGGATGGCTTTCGATGGCAATTCGGGCGAGGCGGATGGCAAGTTGGCTTTCGGGTTCGCGGACCAGGGTTCTACCAAGCATATCGGGATTACCTATGTTCGCAAGGATACGGGCGTCAGTGTCACGGAAAGCATCGAAGTCCTTGACAATGCTGTTTCCGCCAAGACCGGATATGCGCCGTCGAATGTGACCGCGCTAGACCTGTCCGACCTTACCGGACCCGTGCTGGTTTCGGGCTCCGCTTTCTCGCTGATGAACAAGACTGCGGCGGGCGCGAATGCCTACAACACCATCGCCAAGGTTGCCGACCGAATCAACGCCTTTGCCTCGCGCGGGTTCTCCTGTGCGTTGCAGACCGTTCGCACGGGGCTTGCGGTGTCTGTGTTGGATACCACGACCACGCAGAGTATCGTGACTACCGGATACACCGCGACGGCCAACCTGCATGACTTCATTGAAAAGGTCAACGCGGGGCAGTCTCTTGTCGTTCTGACCCGCGGCGCGGCTGCTACGGGCCTTCCGACGCTTCCGGCGACTGCTACGCACCTGACGGGCGGCGGCAATGGCGTTGCGTCCACGGGCGCCAATGGCGATTGGGACAAGGCGCTACAGACCCTCCGCGGACCCTATGACGTGAATACGGTTTGCGTGCTGTCGTCTGATTCCGCCGTCCACGCGCTTGTCAAGGAACATTGCAAGTACATGAGTGGCAAGGGCGGGTTTGGATGCAACAGCCACCTTGGCGTCCCGAGTTCTACCGGCCGAGGAACAAGCGCCGGGCAACTGTACGCCATCCGGAGCGCTTTGGCATATCGCAATGTCAATCTGTACTGCAATCCAATCGATGACCTGAACGAAAACGGCGAGGTTGAAACGTTTGAGCCGTATTGGGCCGCACTAGCCGTTGCTGCTATCGAGGCGGGGCGTCGGCAGGGCACGGGCATCACGCGCAAGACGGTTGATGTCCTTGACGTTCACGACTACCCCGGTGCCGCGGCGACGAATTGGACCGTGCAGGCGAACAAGGAAGAACTGATTGCGAACGGATACACCCTACTGGAAAAGACCACCAAGGGGATTCGCGTTCTGCGCGCCGTGACGACTTACGGCGTTGACAACAACCCCATCTATTGTTCGACCACGGCTAACTCGTACCTAAATATGTCGGCCAACGGTCTACAGGCAAAGATGGATGCGCTTGTCGGTGAGGAAAACACCGTTCCTGTCGCTATCATCAAGTCCGCCGTTCGCGACGAAATGGACGCACAGATTTCCGCTGGCGTGATTCGCGCCTATGACCCCAAGAGCATTTCAGCGATTGACAAGGGGAATACGGTTCTAGTCGGTGTTACGGTTGCCGTCACCGAGGAATACCTGTGGCTCCCCAACAAGATTACTGTGATGCGGATGCCCGGCTAACGAAGTAAGGGCGCGGCTTACGGGCTGCGTCGGGAGGTATAGACGCGATGGCGGATAATCTTAGCAAGCGCATTTTTCACGGCGCCCGCGCGAAGTTCTACATGGGCGGGAAGCAGGTTGGACACGGGACGGGAGTAGGCGCTACCCGCTCGTTCGAGTTGATGAAGCACAACGAATGCGGCAGCGATATCACACAGGCGATTGTCCTCATGGGGCAGTCTGTGACGATGGACGCCTCGTTTGTTCGCATTTTCGACGAGGATATGGTACAGTTGGCTTTGATGCCGGGTGGCGAGGAAGGCGCGCTACTGGCATGGGACGAGATGACGGCGGTTATCTATGACCGTGTTTCGGGAAAGGCAATGTACGAAATTCGCGGGCTTATGCCGTCGCGCGAAGACTTCCGCTATGACGCGCGAAGCCTCTGCGCCAACGGCGCATCCTGGGAAGGCCGTATCTTCCTGCACACGTCGGAACTCGCCTAATCTCAATGTTCACCGCTTCCAAAATTACTGCTAGGGGGAATTGATGGCTACCACGGTTCAGCGCGGCGGAATCCCGCAACGGTTTGGGGACGCGAAGGCGATGGATACCGGCAAGGACGAAAAGCCGCTATCCGAGGTTGAAGTGTCCGTGATGGTTCGCTATGAAACCAAGACGGGCGAAATGCTTGAAGGGGCATTTACGATTAGGGCGCCTAGCCTTGCCGATAAGGCCGCTATGGCACGCGCGAAGGCTCGCTATTCGGGCGGTCTACCGTGGCAGGCGTTTGGACCTGCGGACCAAGTTCTAATCGACGCCCTAGCCCGCTGCGAGTGCTTGATTGTGGATTCGCCGGAGTGGTTCAAGACTCGCGGGCTTGACAAACTGGATTCGGAACTAGCCGTTGCTTTGGGTGCGAAGTGCCTTGAGCATGAGGAATCCTTTTTTCGCGGCGACCCTGGCAAGGACCAGGGGCAGGCGCGAGGATGCTTTGTGGAAATCCTGCCGATTGATGGCGTCTGACACGGGGGCGCCTATTGACTCGATTGTCCCCGCGGAGGCTCTAGGATGGTACCTGGAATCGCTAGGGGAGCAGGAATTCAACGAGGAAGCGGGCGCAATGGAGCAACGCCGACGCGAGGCTACCGGCGAAATGGACACAGGCGCGGTTACAGGCGACGACGACTTTGACGCAGAGGACGCGCGGATTGTGGAGGAACTGAGGCGCAAGGAACTGGCGAAGCGCAAGTTGCAGCGCGAGAATCCGCAGACAAACCCCGTAAGGTAAAAGGTTTTATCTTCCCCGAAACTTTCCCCTTGACTTGTTTCTCGCTACCGGCTAATCTACCCCCATCGGCGCGTTGGGCGCTTGATTTAAGGGAGGAACCGATGGCGACCAAGACCAAGACCCCGAAGGCGGATACCGTTCTCGTTCTGCGGACGTGCGCGGCAGATATGACCGCTTACAACGGATTCAAGTGGCCGGAGATGGGTCCGGTTGATTGCCCCGACTGGAGCGATGATTACGAGTGTGGCCACGGCTTGCGCGGCCTGTTGTGGGGCGAGGGTGACGGCGGGTTGCTGTCGTGGACTCCGTATGCCATGTGGCTTGTCGTCGAAGTCCTGGCGTCGGATATCCGCACAGGACAGGGCGCATTGGTTGGCAAATGCAAGTTTCCGCGCGGGACGGTGGTTTACTGCGGAACCCGATACGGCGCCGCGGAATACATCGGCGCTCGCTCGGTAAATCGGGCGATTTGTGGGGGCACGGCGACGGCTGGGGACGCTGGCACGGCGACGGCTGGGTACGCTGGCACCATCGATATCAAGTGGTGGTCGGGCACTCGCTACCGCAAGGTAATCGGCTACGTCGGCGAAGATGGCATCCTCCCGAACGTCGCCTACCGCTGTGAGGCGGGGAAACTCGTTCCCGTTGACCCCGCGAAGGCCGCCGAAGTCGCCGCGAAGATTGCTGCGGAAGGCAATCGCGACTGATACCCCCGTCCCTTTACCCCACCTAGATTAGCCCGCACAGTAACGGAGGAAATCGCGGGGTTTTTTCCGGTGTTCAGTCGCGCCGATTACAGGCTTGCCATTCGTCCCCATTTGCGACCGCGTAACCTTGACGCGAATGTTCCCCTACCCATTAGCGGAATCACCAGCGTATCCCGTAGCCGCGCTATCGACCGCGGAGGCAGTTGGGGCGCCACGCTAAAGGCGACTGCCGCTACTGCGGAAACCCTACAGCGATACGTCCGCGATGATGATTGGGTTGACCTGACCTTGACGAATCCCGACCAACCCAAGGGGCGCGCGTCATCGCCGTTTCTAGGGCTCGTGGACGAGGTTAGGCTAGAGGAACGCATTGACCCGAATACCGGGGCGCTGCGCAAGGTGTGGAGCCTCGCCGGTCGCGATTGGTCCAAGGCTCTAACCGGCTCGCAGATTCGCATCGGCGCCATGCTCTCGGGTGCGGTAGGGCGAACGGTGCGACAGCCCACCGTCCCGATTACGGCGCCGGTTGAACCCCGAGATTCGGTATTGCTGTCGTCTGCCCCGTCGTTCCAATCAGCATCCGGACGCGCCCTAAAGTGGCTACTACTGACGCAGACCGGAACCGCGGATAACCCTGCTGGATGGGAAGCGACGATTCA